ACATGTGAAGATTCTGACCACGTGCCATATCGCTGTGGAAAGGTTGCAGCGTTCGCTTTATCCGATTGGTTAGACAAATCTCAGCCAATAACTTGTGAACCAAAATATAAAGATCGTTATCAGCGTTTTGTTGCGATGTGTTATCGGAACGATAAACAAGACATCGGATTGTTTATGGTGAAAAATGGATATGCCTTGGATTGGCCAAGCTATTCCAAAGGCTTCTATGCTGAAGTGCAGATGAGTGCAAAACAAGATAAAAGGGGCATTTGGCAAGGGGCGTTTATCGAACCTTGGAAATGGAGAAAACAAAAATAATTACGGATTGGGATAAATTGCGTGTAGCAATTTATTAAACTCAACATTATTTTTGTCTGGTACGATCCTTCTTCTTGCTATAAAAATGCCTTCAATAGGTATTCCCGGAAAACGTCTTTGTAAGGTGTGCTGCATAGCCTTAAAATGTGTGCCAGTAGTCAGCATATCGTCGACAATGATAATACGTTGGGGTGTAGGATTACATAATCCTTCGTTAATACGATAAATGTTTAATAATTGTTCGAGTTTTAATCTCTCCCCATCTTTAACAGTATGTGACGCAACGGTTGTTTCTATTTGAAACACGATGCTTCTCACATCTGCCTGAGATGATATTCCCTGACATATCTTTACCATTCTATCATCATATTCGGGATCATCCATATGTTTTGAACTTGGAACAGGTACAAATGTGGAATTTTTCCAGAGAGTTGAACTGTCGTATACGCTTCTTAACCAAGCAGAGCACTGATTAATTGCCTCATTTTTATAGTGATATTCAGGTCTGCCTTTTTTTAAAACTGATTTTTTTAGATTAGATATAAGTCTATTGCCGTCGCTGTAATTAAAACTCTCACCAGAAGTATACTCTATAAAAAAGTAACATCTATCGTCCTGATCAAGATAGAAATGATCAGGCAACAACAATTGATCAACTTGGCTCAGACGAATAAAATCACTTGGTAACTTGTCCATCTAGACCATTCCATATGTCATCAATCGTGCGCACACGAACTGCCCCTAACTTAAGAAATCTTTCCGGCCACGTTATATCTTTTCTATCAAAACATGAATCGAGAATAAATAACTTACGTCCTTGTTTCATGGCTGCGCGTGCTTGAGTTAGAGTACCTGACGTTTCACCAGCTTCTACAATTATTGTCCCTAACGTCAATGCGCTCATTGTAATGTTGCGCTCAGGGAAAAAGAAACGATTCTGCTTCGGACCTTGCAATGAATATCTTAATACAGGGACCTGCGAAATTAAAAGATGATTATTTGCAATGTAACGTTGTAAAACTTTGTGTTCTTTTGGGTAGTAACTGTTCAGTGGGGTTCCAATGACAGCAATGGTTGTCCCATTATTTTCTATTGCTGACAGGTGAGCACTAACATCTATTCCTTTAGCTAGTCCTGAAACAACAGTGAACCCATTTCCAACTAATTCTCGAGCTAATTTTGCCGCTCGTTTTTTTCCAATCTCAGAGGCTTGGCGGCTACCAACAATAGCTAGCGACTTACTATTTTCGGAAATCTCCCAGTCGCCTTGATAATAAAGCATTTCGACAGGATACGTCGCATCTCTAAGCTTTTGGGGGTAATCACCTGTTTTGTGAATTCTTACACCAAATTGTCTTATCCCTGCTTTTCTGAAGCGCTCAATAACCTCTGCAGCAGCTTTTTGGGCCTCTTTAGGTTCAACAAAGTCAGATGGTAGAGCATATGGATGGCGTGAATATTTCTCAGCTATACTCTTAAACGTCGCACCTTTTTGAAGCCACAAAGCTTCATATGCTCCCATCTCTAACATAGGAACAATTGGTTTATATCGATCCCGAAAAAGGTCAAATGCTTCACTCATACTCTACAATGTAGTGTAAAAATTAATTTTTGACAATTGCTCTCAAACTTTAGGGTGAATGATTAGCTTGGGGGCGATGAAAATTAGCTGTTGACCCCATATTGAAACAGATAACTGTGTCTTCATTATAACAACCGCACCTGCGATATGGAACAAAATGTTTTCATGATTCGATCCTGTCATTGCCACATTTTAAAAAGATCAAAAACAAGCTGCTTCTCGTTTGGGGGTAACATCTCTGTCTATTGAGAATTGGGAACGTGGTATCCGTCGTGATGGAAAACCTGCTCCTATTTCTCTTGCTGTTGCTTATGCCTGTACTGCTATTTATCACCGCTTAAAACCGTGGGGCGAACAAGAATAAAGTTCGCCAAAGCTGTTAGTACGATGGGAGTTTTATTCTTGGTGTAGAGTAATAGAAGGCCTAGCGTCATCAGCTCGCCAATATGTAACTGTTCCCATCATATCAGGTCTTATATGCGAATTCGGCATGATTGTCATCACCCTGCCCCAGCTAGGGCATTGTAACAATTGACCTTTTTTAAGTAATGTCTCGGCTAGTGACTGGATAGCCTTGACTACATGCCGGTCGAACGTACTACGGGATAAGCGTTTTTTTCTGCAATAATTGCCTATTGAACCGTGTTTTTTTGGTGCAGCTTGCATAAAAGCGTATGTGCAGAGTGTTTTTCGGCTATCATCATCAAGTAATGGCAACCAACTATAAAATACTTCTTCAGCCCGTGAAATGGCTTTCGCATCTGGTTGATAATACGAACGCGTTTTTTCCTTCCCATAGTCATCTGCACAATCCGGCCAAAATGCTTTCAGGCGGGCAGGATATGCACCTTTTACATAGGTGTTTGTCATTGTGTCGGCTGCTTCTACAATACGTGAACGAACAATAAGACACGCTTCCGAAAATGCCACTGCATCGAGGTTTAATATGTCATAAAAGACGCCGTTTTGGTTCATCGAGGTACCCTTCCAATCTTTCGTAAATCAGTGTCCGTAACGTGGCTCTTACCGGCCATGGTCTGCGGTTCACTGCCTTCCCCCTCAATTCACCGAGCGGGATATTATCAAAAGCGTCGAGTACTTCGCTACCTTTTTCGAACCAATCGGGGCGTTGTTCAAAGATATCAGCAACAGCTCCGATTGTTTCACTCCAGAGTTCGTCTCTATTATTCTTTGTCTCTCGTATGCATCGCAAAACAAACACTAGAAATCCATCACCATGCTTGTTCCGGATCTCATGCATGGTTCCTCGAGCATGAGATTGTGCAGCCTTCCTTCTCCGATAGATAGGAACCAACCGGATTCCTAAACTGTCAAGTAATGCGTCAAGCTGCCCCTTTCTCTTGTAGTGGTGCTTATTCAATACACCACCTCAGCCATTCGCTTGTCTTTTGATGAATAGTGCTTCAGCTTTTTCACGTCTGACGTCACAAACGTTTACATTGTCATAAGCAACTAGATTTCCGTTAAAATAAGCTACGAGGTGTCTGTGAGCGACCAATTCAGCATCCGATTTAGTATGGAATAGCATCGGGACTCCTCCCTTATCGAGAACCGGATGAGCACCTCCATCGTGTGCAAAACGAACCATCGCTACCCAACCGTTAAATCGTTTTTCAGCAAATGCTTTAAATTCATTCATTTTAGAAAAGTCCCTCAAATGCTTCTTGATCGGTTTTTATGACGGAAGAATAACAGGTGAATTCCGCTTGAAAATCCAATGAACGAGCCACACTGGCATCACCAAAGCGTACTTTTAATGCACCGATTTTCGACTTTCCCGACCAGTTCTCCAAATATCTTAAAATCTCATCACGTTTTTTTTCTGTGTTTGCCTTAGTTAGCCGCATATCGCGGTATTTTTCAGGGCGATAAAGGTAGAGAATAGCGTCATAATCCTCTTTAGCTTGTTCACCACCGAACAAGTCTTGATCTATTGGGTGTGGGTTCTCGCGCCCCTCTCTCATGGACTTCCTTTGCATGATATTGAGCCAAACCAGATTATGTTCTTTTGCCATTGCCTTTGAAGCCCCACCTATCTCGGAGGCAACCCGTCCTTCATAAGTCCCTGCAATTATTGGTTGTATTTTTCTGACATGGTCAACAACGATCAGTGGTGTCTTTTCAGATCGGTTCCATTTCAAAAACCGGCGGACATAAGACGATAGTTGATTGATATTTTCGTTTGTGCAGTTCTTGACTTTTAAAGGAAGCTTGCGAATTTCCAGGAGCTCCCGAAACAGCCGTTCCTTGTCATTCTTTGTTAGCTGTTCTTGGTTACGAATGCGGCTTCCTTCTATTCCTGTTCTCTGGCTGGCGATCTGTAAGATACACTGTTGTTCGCTTTGGTCGTAAGACATGAAATAGACTGGATGCCCGTTTTTGGCTGCAAAATCCATGATCTGAAGAGCAAGAGAAGTCTTTCCTTCGCCGGATGAAGAAAGAAGCCCATAAAGATTTCCAGCTTCTAGATCACCGGATAAAACGTCATGAATTTCCTGTAAGGGTAGGGGGATAGTTGGCAGTACTATCTTGTTTGAAAATTGCTCAAGCAAGTTGTCGACAACGCGGGCGGCTGTTCCATCATCTGTTTCCGGCGTTACGTCATCTATTAGCGTGTTTAATTCATTTTCTAACTCGGTTAAGAGACCTTTTGCCGGTGCGCTCGGTTCGGCATTGATCGCTTTTTCTTTCATCTTATCGGCCATAGCAATCAGACTGCGTCTTGCCGCCATATCATTGATTACTTGTCCGAAAGATTTGGCACTGGCAACACCAACAGCTTCCGTCGCTGTTCGTACCAGATAATGATAAGCGGGCATGTCTCCTATCATGACCTTTTCAATGAAAGGCTTCAATGTGATCGGAGTTGCTACCTGACCTGCTTCGATCTGCTCTGTAATGAGTTGCCAAACATGCGCATGGAAGGGGTCGCTAAACTGTTCAGGCTTTAAAAATGATGAAACAAGATGAAAAGCATCATTGTTGATAAATACCGCCCCGATAAGCTGTTGTTCCGCCTCAATCGTTTCGAGTACCGGTGCTGTTCCCTTCGTTTCGTTCATATTGTTCATCAGAGCCGCTGCATTCATTTAGATGCCTTCAGGTTCATAAGTTTAAAATCTTGGCTTGCTGCACCGGCAATAGCCACACCAACGGCTTCCGCCGCGTCATTGTTTTTCACGGGGATATGAAGTAACCGACATCTTTCTATCGCTGCTCGTTTCCAGTCTGCACGCTTCCAGCCTGTTTTTCTTCCGAAACCAAGAAAATGTTTTCGCCATGTCTGGCTGGGGATTGTTATCCAAGGTATATTGCAACGATCTGCGGTAAAAGCAGCCATACTAGCTAATGCTAATAGTTGTATTGTATCAGGATTGAATGTTATTTCTTCTTCTGCACCAAATAGGCTTTTGTTTTTCTTTCGATAAGAAACAACGTTGCGTAAAGGTTCTTCTATAGCCACAAAGTCAGGTTGGTGTGCCTTATAAAGACGCTCTAGTTGATACCCTAGATGAACTACTTTTTTCTCAACTTTTTGATCTTTTTCGTCTTTGTTAGGGCGTATACTTATAGTCCCTGTTTTAATCGTTGATAATGTTTCACCAACCGAATACAACGCAAAGCCGGTCATTGTCGCTACATCTAACCCTAGGATGAGTGTCATTCTGCACCACCTTCCTTATAATTTTTGATTGCTTTCTTATTTGCCATTACCGCACGTCTTGAGACGTAAATGGCTTTAGCTATCTGTCCGAACGATAGCCCTTGTTTATAAAACCAATGAGCCTGCGCAACCTTATCTCCGGTCATGCCATCAAGCTGCATGTTTTTGGCTAATCGTTGTTTTTTAAAATCTCTTATCTCTTTGAACTGAATGTATATTTTTGCTTCTGGAACAGCCATGTAATGAGCAATCTGTGCGAGAGAAAACCCAAGCTGCAAAAGCCCATTAGCCATCTCTAGCTCATTTTCAGAAAGCCAAGACAATGACGGATTGTCGTGTTCAACGGAGGAAGTCATCATCATTCCGCCGCCTCCTGAATATTTTTGAAAAGTGGACCGAAATCTGGGTGTTGCTGGCTGTCAGGCACGTGCCACTCGGCTTTTATCCGTCGCACTGCTATATCCATAAAATTCTCATTGATTTCGATCAGAACAGCTTTTCGACTGTGGCGTAACGCAACCAATCCGGTTGTCCCTGAACCTGCGAAAGGATCCATCACCACCCCATTTTTTGGGCTGCCTGCCAATATGCAGCGTTCGGCCAGCTCTGGGGGAAATGTCGCAAAGTGTTTGCCAGTGAAAGGCACTGTTGCGATATTCCAGACCTGCATAGGGGCTGGTTCATAATCGCGCAGGTTACGGCCATTGGCGCACTGCTCCGCCTTGCTCATCTGGTCTAATCTTGCCAGCCCAGCTTGAACACGATTGCCGGGGACTTGTCCGCGTTGACGCTTAACACGATATTTGCCGGTTACCGCTTTCATATTCCCGTTCTTTTTCCCGCCGCCATTGGCACGGCTAGAACCGGTTTGGTGCTCAATGTCTTGGGAAAGTCTCTGAATGGAGCTGCCCGAGAGCTTTTGCCTGACAACGCCAGCGTCGTAAAAATAAGTGGGCGCTTTTGTGAAAAGGAAAATTTTCTCGTGTGCACTAGCTGGCCTGTCCGTGACGCTTTCCGGCATTGGATTTGGCTTTGCCCAAATGATTTCCGAGCGTACCCACCAACCCGAATTTTGCATAGCGATTGCAAAGCGCTGTGGGATTAAGCAAAGATCCTTGGTCTTACCCCATTTCTTTTCTGTTGAATAACTATCACCATAATTTACCCAACACGTACCTGTCTTTTTTAAGACGCGCTTTACTTCGCCAAAAACTTTGGCCATTTTCGCGACGTGTTCATCTGGTGTCGCTTCGAGGCCTAATTGACCGGATGCACCATAGTCGCGCAGTTGCCAGTAAGGCGGGCTGGTCACTACGCAATCGACACTTTCTGCCTGCAAGGTTGGTAGGATAGACAAGCAATCGCCTGTGTATGTTGTAAGCCGTTCTGCTACGCGCTCTATCATGACGCTGCCTCTAACTTTTTCGACAAAAAATTTTCTACGAGCTGAATTCTTTCGCCTACCCATCTCATGCAATTGACAGCCATACTGTTACCTAAAGCCTTGTAGCGCGGGGCGTCGGCGGTTTTTTCGTCAAGTTTTGTGTAATTATCTGGAAAGCCCATAAGCCGTTCACATTCGATCGGCATCAAGCGCCTTACTTGTGATTTTGTAGCAATCGCCGCTCGGCCAACGCCGTGCAAAGCCCCTGGGATATTACTGACAGAATTGGCTGTTTTGCCGCCCGATAAGCAATCGAACGCTATCGCCTTGTCGGCTTCTGTGCCGCGCTCGCACACAAAAAGCGGGCAACCGGCATCAACGTGTTGGTTGTCTTGACCGTATTTCGTTCCGTAATTCGCGTTTAATGTAGACGCGACCGGTGCGGTTACCGCTGTTTGCTCTTCACCACTTGTTCCAACACTTCCTGAAGTGCCTGTGGTAATGCTCGACCGCGTTTCTCTGCCCGGCGCAAAATTCCCGAACACGCTTTCGCGGTCAAATAATACCGCCGCGGGATATTTGTTTGTTCCAAAATATCCGACAAGGAAGACACGCCGACGCCGTTGTGGCACTGCTCTTGGAAACCCGTGTGCTCTGGTAAACTGAGCGTCAAGGACACGCCACGCGACACTGTAGGCGTTTTCGTATCCTTCAACGTATCCTGCGTTTTTCCATCCGTTTTCCGGCTTTTCAACTCGGCGTCCGGTGAAAAGTCCCAAAATGTCTGCAAAGTCTTGTCCGTCCCCACTTGCAAGCACACCGGGCACATTTTCCCACACAATCCAACGCGGGCGGTATTTGCGAATAATATGAGCAAAGGTAATGACGAGACTGCTACGTTCTCCAGCCAATCCTGCTCGGAGACCTGCGATTGAGAAGTCTTGACAAGGGGTTCCGCCAACGAGAAGGTCAATTGTGTGTTTCCCCCATTTCTCATAATTTTTCATATCCCCTAAGTTAGGAACGCCGTTCGCACATATCGGTTCGTTAGGCATATTGCTGCCGTACCGGTGTGCCAACAACTGGCACGGAAATTTTTCAATCTCTGAAAAAAAAGCCGGTTGCCATCCTAACGGTGTCCATGCCACCGTTGCCGCTTCTATGCCTGAGCAGATGCTGCCGTAAATCATTCCGCTGCCTCCGCATCTGTCAGCCTCTTTTGCCAACTTTTACGATCGACCAAACGCCAACCGACCCCCCATTCATTTTTGACCTGAACGCCGAATTTTTTTAGTTTTTTACGCAAATGATAAACAGCCATGTCGCAGCATTGATTTGATGCGTTCTTTGTGCTCGGCCTCGTAATTGCGACAGCGTTGAACATATCTCGCGTAACCAGATCACGCTTTAGAAACATAC